GCTCCGCGATGGAGGTTGCGATCCATGCGACGGGGCTCTACCCGACGTGGTGGCGTGGTACGCGATTTCTCTACGCCCCCGAGATTCTCGTCTGCGGCCTCACCAACGACTCCGTGCGTGACCTCGGTCAGCGGGAACTCCTCGGTGATCCCACAGACGAGAAGGCGCTCGGTACCGGAACGATCCCCAAGCGCTGCGTCGGAAAGCGCCGGAGCAAGACTGGAGTGCCCAACGCCTACGACTCCGTGCGCGTGCTGCACGTCTCGGGCCAGTGGTCGCGCGTCTACTTCCGAGCCTACGAGCAGGGCTGGAAGAAGTTCCAAGGGATAGCGTTCGACGCATCGTGGCCCGACGAGGAACCGCCGGCAGATATTTGGTCTCAGCTCCTACGCGCGTCGCTTCTCCGCGAGAACGCCATCATCTTCTGCTCGATGACGCCCGAAGAAGGGATGACCGAGACCGTTACGTCGTTCATGGAGTCCCTACGCAAAGGCCAAGCCCTCCTCACCGCGACCTGGGACGACGCGCCCCACCTCACCCCAGACATCAAGGAACAGCGCCTCTCGGCACTCCGACCACACGAACGCGAGATGCGCTCGAAGGGGATACCGCTCCAAGGCGCGGGTCTGATCTACCCGATCTCCGACGAGGAACTCCTCATCGACCCGATCGAGATACCGCGTCATTGGCCGCAGGGAATCGGTATCGACTTCGGCATCTCGACCCAGCACCCGTTCAGCGCCGCGAAGTGCGCCATTGACCGCGACACCGGGGCGTTCTACGTCACTGCGGAGTACCAGACCACCGATGACAAGGCCGCGATCCACGCCGACGCCCTGAGCGGATGGGGTAAGTGGATACCAGTGTGCTGGCCCCATGACGGCCTGAACCGCGAGAAGGGCTCTGGCGATGAATTGCACAACATCTACCGCTCGAAGGGGATGAACCTCCTCCCGTGGAAGGCGACGAATCCTCCCTCCATCGGATCAATCGAAGGCGAGGGCGGGAACTCCGTCGAGGCATCGGTCCTGTCGGTCCTCGACGATATGTACGCCAAGAAGTTCAAGGTATTCCGAACCTGCACCACGTTCTTCAAGGAAAAGCGCATGTACCACCGCGACCTCAAGGGCAAGATCGTCCGCATGCACGAGGACTTGCTCTGCGCGGTGCGCTACGCCCACATGATGAAGCGCCACTTCCGCACAGAGAGCGTGCGGCCTGCGCGCCAGACCGTCCGTGAAGGACTACGCCAATGGTAGCGAAGACGATGGAGTCCGAAGCGAAGCTCGGTATCGTTGCCCCGGCGCGCAGCGCTGACGCGGAATCCGACGACGACGTCAAGGCTCCGGCCAAGGAACGTCGCATCACGAAGAAGGACTGGGCCAAGGTCGAGTCATTCCTCAAGGAAGAGTTGCTCGACCGGAAGACCTCCGACTTCCGTAAGATGGCCGAGCGGAAGTGGAAAGAGGTCGATCGCCAGATCGAGATGGAGCCGCTCATCAAGGTCTCCCGCGACGGCGCCGAGCCCGACATGGGCTGGCACAACGTCATCGAGCTGGGAGAACTCTCCAAGGCGTCGGAGAACATCGCGGCCGACATCCGGCGCATCGTCTTCCCGCAATCCCGATTCTGGAACGAGCCGCACGCCGACATCGACGACTCGCTACCCCTGAACCCGATGGGACAGAAGGACAAGAACCCGAAACTCCAGGAGTCGGTCAACGGCCGCGTGCGCGCCTTCATGTCCCAGCAGCACGAGGACTTCGGCCTGAAGGACCGGGTCGAACTCTCGATCAAGGAGGCGCTGCACCACGGCTCCTTCGTCGTCGAGGCGGACTGGTCGGAGCAGGAGTTGATCTTCGGAGGCACGAAGACGAAGACCATGGGCTCGCCAGTGTGGATACCCCACTCCATGTGGAACTGCTACCCCGACCCGTCCTCCTCCGTCATCGGAACGAATATGTTCTACGAGGGCTCGATGTTCGTCGAGTCCTACATGCCTCGCCACAAGACCGAGCGGCTCGTTAAGAACTCAAAAGATGACGGCTGGATGCCTTCTCAGTGGAAGAAGGTCTCGAAGGACACCCACGTCGTCAAGGACCAGAAGACCAAGGACGTGAAGCTCACGACCTTCGTCGGCGACATAAACATCGAGCGCGCGGACGGGGACCTCTACTTCCCGAACCACAAAGCGATCCTGGCGAACGGGACCATCGTCTACATGGCGCCGTCCAAGCTCCCGCACTCTCCCTACATCTACAAGGGATACGAGCGCTTCGACGTTCGCGATCCGTACTACCTCTCGCCGATCATCAAGCAATCGCCGATGCAGAAAATGGCGACCATGCTCGGGAACAAGATCATGGACGGAGTCGAGCTCCAGATCGAGCCCCCGATCGTCTACGACGGCAACGACCCGGACTTCGTAGTGAACGGAGGCCCGATCGTAGCTCCGGGCTCCAAGACCTCGACGAAGGGATCGAACGCCTTCTCCCAGGTCCAGATAGGGGACCTCGCGACAGCGCTCCAGATGTTCCAGCTTTGCCTGAACGACATGAAGGAGAAGCTCGGACGCCCGGGCAAGCCCGTAGGCGATCGCGCCACCGCACGCGAGGTCCAGAAGTCCGAGCAGGACCAGGAGGCATCGCTGATCGGGTTCATCGACAAGCTCGAGATCGCGCTTCGCTCCTTCCTCTACATGCAGCACAAGCTCAACCTCGACAACCTCGATGACTACTCCTTCTATTCCCCCGAGATGGACGACCCGGACTTCCTGCGGATCAAGCGAGCGGACTTGCCGAAGGAAATCCACTTCTCCGTCGTCGGTGGGCGTGGAGTGCTGGGCGAGCAGGAGCGTTCCCAGAAAATGTCCATCGCCGCGGCCTTCCTACTCGGAAACGAGCACACCGCTGCGATGCAGGACGGCGTAGCGATCTCGAAGCAGATGTACCAGGACGCCGGGGTGAAGAACCCGGAGCGCTTGCTCGTCGTGCAGGGTCAGGAATCACCGGAGCAGCTCAAGGCCCAACTCGGACAGGCGAAGCAGATCATCCAGAAACTCGGACAGGCGTACCAGAAGGAGAAGGAGAAGTCCGAGGTCAAGATGGCGAAGATCCACGCCGACTCCAGCGCCAAGCACGAGAAGCTCGTAACGGACCACAACGACCGCGTGCAGGAACTCCGAGCCACGATCTCACTGGAACTCGCGAAGCTCGGCGAGGCGAGCAAGCAATCCATCCGAGAACTCAAGGCTGACTTGCTGCGGGATCTGATGGGGCACATGGTCGAGTCCTCGCACAAGAACGCGGATCGTCAGACCCAGGTCATCGTGGATTCGAGCGGGCAGGCGGCCTCAGACATGGGCGCGCACATGGGCAAGCTCACCGATGGCATCGGCGAACTCATCAAGTCCCACGGCGAGTTGACCAAGGCGGTGAAGAAGCCCCGCAAGCTCCGTCACACGAAGGGCAAGGACGGCTCGTACACCACAGAGGCATTGGATTAACTTCAGGAGAACACGATGGCAGCCGGCGACGTTCACACTTCAGCGAAGTTCGTAGCGAACATGGCCATCACCGGGCTCGCGTCCCTGTGGGCCTCGGACACGATCAAGATGGGGATCATCACCAATGCACAGACCCCGGGGATCACCGACTCCGACCCGCGCTGGGGCGCTGGCGGTACGCAGAACTATTCCACCGCCGAGGTGACGCCCGGCGGGAACTACAGCGCGGGCGGTATCTCGCTTACATCGCCTGCGGTATCCCTCTCCGGCGCCGTGACCTCGCTCACCGCAACGAGTCCGATCTCCCTCGCGGCCAACGCATCGAATCCAACCGGAGCGTTCTGGGGAATCTTCTACGACTCGACCGACGCCGGGAAGCACGTCTTCGGATTCGTCGATCTCGGCGGGTCGCTCTCTCTTGTTCCAGGCCTGACGCTCAACATCGCAGGGGCGTCCAGCGGAACCCAGACAGTGCTAACTGGAACGGCAACCTAATATGACAACCAAAGCTGCTGTGTACGTGAATGGGCACCTTCAGTCGATGGACCTTGCGACATTCGGGAAGCTCATCAGTCCGTTCATCGTGGATGCGCCTCCGGTGGTCTCGCCACCGATCGTGACTCCACCGCCTGTCGTCACTCCTCCGCCTGTTGTGACACCGCCTCCAGTGGTTACGCCGCCACCTACGGCGACCGGCGACTGGCCTGCGCGCTCCACGGCACCTGGAGTTCTCCTCGCGCACCCGTTCGTCTCGCAATCCGAGCTCGTCTCGACCGACCCGAATTTCGGGTTGCAACCGGCCAACGATGGGACAATGCAGGGAACGATCGACCTAGCCAATCCGATCGAGGCGGGAACCGGCTGGCTCGCGTTTCTATTCAGGAAGGGCGTGCATGTGCCCAACATCGGCGGGGCGCTCTCGCTCCCCTTGGGCCGCGCGTTCGCCGCGGGCGACACGTTCTACGTCCAGTGGCGCCAGAAGATGGACGCGGCGTTCCTCGCAAACAACCTGTCGGCGTGGCACTCCTCCATCAAGAACGTGAACCTGCACGGCCCGTCAGGGACTTGCCAGTCGGCGGAAGTGGTGTGCAATCTGGAGCCGACCCGCGCAGGAGACTTCAACCGGGTGACGCTATACACCGACTGCGGCGCCGGGTTCGACCAGCCGATCCCGGGCGGGGATGACATTCTCATCCAGCAAGGCGCCTCCGACACCGACGGCTACAACTGCCACTACCAGAACCAGGTGCCGGGAACCGGAAACGGCGTGGGGTGCTTCTTCCCCTCTCCCGATGTGGTGTACACGTTCCTCATGAAAGTGGAGTGCGCGGATGCGGCGACCATCACCGGATGGGTCGCGTCACCAGGCGGCCCATACCGTCAGTTCCAGAAGGGCACGCATACCGGGTTCTTCTCGAACGACAAGACACTCGAGCGCATCCGGCTGGAAACCTACATGACGCAGATCTCCGGGCCAGCGTCGGTGGACTCGTTCATCAGGTACGCGCAGTTGATCGTTTCAACTCAGCCGATCGCGTTGCCGGCATAAATGCGTGGGCATTCTCTACTCCGCCGACTTCACTGGAACGGACACCGATCCGATCGGAGGGAATTACACGACCATCACCGGACTCACGAACTGCCAGCGCCTCTCGAACACACTCGCTGGCTCGACGAGCGGGGATTGCGGGGTCTACGTGAATTCGATCACGACGCCCGCCGATGCGTACTGCGAATGCACGGTCCCAGCCGGGAACAGTCCACCGGACGAGGGCGGCTCGATCGTTCGGGTCGATCAGACCAACAACAACTTCTACCTCGCCATGTGGGTCGGGAATGGAGGAGGCTCGGTTATCAACCTTTACAAGTGGACCGCCGGGACGAAGAGTTTGCTCCAAGCAACGTCCTTCACGCCCGCCGGGGACTTCAAGTTGCGAGTCTCCGCACAGGGTTCCAACATCAAGGCTTACGCGGACGGAGTTCTAATGTGCTCCGCGGTCGATGCGACTTTCACGACAGGAAATGCTGGATTCTTCGTCACGCGCGGCGCGGACCCGACGATCTTCTTCGCCAGAACGATCGAGATCGGAACGGTTCCTCCTCCTCCACCCTTCATCGCAAGCGGCACGGGGCGTCCGTGGCCCTTTGCTCCCGGTAACGCAAGATAGGAGAACAAGATGGGCAGACAATACTTCGCAGACCCGCAATGGTGGGAAACCTCCGACGGTACGCAGATCGTCTCCAGCTCGACCGAGACGATCATCTTCCCTGACAAGACGATTCCGGGAAACTATCTGGCCGACGGCCGCATCCTTGAAATCTTCGCCTCGGGACGCTGGAGCAACGTCGTCACCTCGGTTCCGACTCTGACGTTCTTCCTCCGCTGGGGCGGAGTGGCGGGGACGATCCTTGCCCAGAGCCCCGCGATCGTTACGCCCGCCGCTGCGACGACCTCTGCGCCGTGGTGGCTGAGACTTCGGATTCAGACTCGCGCAAATGGCTCCAGCGGGTCGCTGTTCGTGATGGGGGATGTCACGATGACAGACGGTGCCGCACCCACCTTCGGTACGGTGACGAACTACGGAGTGACGGCCGGAATGCACTCCGCTGGCACGACCGTACCAGCAGCCGTCACAGTGGACCTGACGGCGGACACTGCGCTATCTCTCACCGCGAAATTCAGCGCGATAAACGCTGCGAACAACCTCACGGGGCACATTTACCAAGGACTTTCCTTGAGCTAACCATGTATGGCCTCTCGCTTCTACTTCCACTCAAGCGGCGCGATCGCTACCCCGAACAATCCGGGGTTCGACGCCAACTGGGAGCAGACTGGGCAGGCCACACGCTTGCCGATGGACCTCAAGACTCTGCAGGGTCCGCAGACCGCGCTGACGAACTCGTCGAATATCACCGTCCCGATCACGACGACGCAGGACATCCTGTGCTACCAGTTCACGTCGAACCAGATCTTCAAACCGGCGAAGCTCGACGCCTCGACGACGTTCTCGCTCGTGTTCAGGACGCTGGAGAGTGCGACCACGGCCAACTGCTTCCTCGCGTACAGCCTGCGCGCGTTCGACGTGCGCGGGTCGGCCTCACTCGGGACGCTCGCTTCCGTGTTCACCGGAGGAACGGAGTACGCCGCTGCGGCACAGACACGCATCATCTCCGCGACCGCTATCACGGCGACGCAAATCGACCAGCTATTCCGCCTCGTGCTGGAGATCGGCTCACACGCCGCCGCTCCCACCGCTGCGACGACCTACACCCTGCGCTCCGGGGACAACGCCGCTTCGGATTTTGCCCTGACCAGCGGATTGACGACGGACCTCAACTCGTGGTTCGAGTTGAGCAGGAATCTCAATGCGACGGGATTCCAGAACTACATGAGCACGGGCGGAGAAGGCTCTGTGGCGGAGAAGTTTAGATGAGCACCTTCAGAGAACTTCGGACCAAGGAACCGCGGTTCGCCAGGAATCCGCCCACAAGCACTCCCACTACGATCAACATGGCCGTAGGGGCGTGGACGTGGGCTGGCGTCGCGATGACCTTCGCGGCAGCTACCGTCATCAACATGAACGTCGGCGCCTACACTTGGGCCGGCGTCAAGGCGAACATCCCCACCGCCATCAACATGAAGGTGGGTGCATGGAGCTGGGCCGGGACCAAGGCTGCGGTCGCGAAGAACATCAACATGACCGTAGGGGCTTACAGTTGGGCTGGGGTGAAGGCGAACATCCCGACCGCGATCAACCTGAGAGTCGGCGCCTACTCATGGTCAGGTGTGAAGGCCGCGATCGCCACCAACATCAACATGGGGATCGGAGCGTGGACGTGGGCCGGAACGAAGGCTACCTTCGGCAGCGCGATTCCGATGACGGTCGGAGCCTATACCTGGGCTGGCGTACCGGCATCGCTCGGTACCAACATCAACATGGTCCCTGGTTCATATACATGGTCTGGGGTCAAAGCCACTATCGCAGGCACGACCCCAGTCGTAGAGCCTACGGGCTCCGGCGGCGGCGGGCGCTACTTCGGCTACTACCCCGAGCGCGCGCGGGAAGTCCGCGCCGAGATTCGCTCCATCACCAAGGAGAAAAAGCGCATCGAGCGGCGCTTCAAACTCGCTCCAAACAATGTCGATCTGGCGCGCCTCGCTGCGCTCCTCACCGAGCTACAGCAACGTCTCGACGCCCTCGTCACCGAGTACGCCGATCTGACGCAGCGCTCTGTCGCGTCCCAAGACGAAGACGAGGAATTTCTCGTGAGCATCTTCTCGGAGTCATTCTATGACTAAGCCAGGCGACAACGCTTGGATGGCCTACGCCAAGTCCCTGTGGGGCGCGCACGAGTACAAGGTCGTGGTCGAGAAGGTGCGCTCCCTCTCTCCCGTAGTCCCGGTCTTCGACTACAAGGGAGCATCGAACATCGAAGAGATCAAGTTCAAGCTCGCGCAACGGGATATGCACGTGCTTGTCATGTCCATCCTTATCCCTAAAGGAAACGAAAATGAGTAACGAACAGACGAGTCAGGAAACCGTCGAGAAGAAGGAGTCGTCCACCATCACCGAGGACAACATCACCCTCGATGACGTGTACCGCGACGCTGGCCTCGACAAGATCGAGACCCAGCAAACCCAACAACATCAACAATCACAGCAGCAGACGCAGCAGCAACAGCAGGATCGTGAGCCTTCAAAAATTCCCGATCCCTACGATTCGGAAAATTTCAAGGCTTACATGGCTCGGAAA